AAAACAAATGGACAAAGTTTTGTCTGATATTGAAAAATTAAAAGATGCAAACAGAGAGTTTAAATACAATGGCAACGGGAAGAGTAACTAAAAAGATTTTAGACTATATAACTGAGATGAATAGAACAGCAAAGCAGATGAGTTATGTAAAAGATTTAAAAAGATCTGTCGAACATGGCAAGAATGGCACACAGAAGTATGTAATCAAAGAAGGTGAAAACAAAGGTAAGATAGTATGATTGAGACTGTGGTGGCCCTGCTGATGTTCTGGGACGGAGAGATTAAGGAACACAGAATACAACAATCAATGGCTGATTGTTTACGTGCACGTCGTGTAGCAGAGCGTGACTTTAATCCAAACATATCTTACAAATGCATACGTAGTGAAGCAGAAACAGAAATCTACATGGGTGAAAAGAGTATCAAGAAACTTCACCTTAAATGAAAAAGTCCAATAAAAAAAGAAATCCAGTCGCAAAACAATTAAGACATTTTAAAAATAAAGTGGTAAAGAACAAAAGGATTTATGACAGAAAAAACAATAAGATTTCATACGGAGATAGTTAATGGTATCTGTCCAACATGTGAAGAATATACAATGTTGGTAGGCCTAACTAGAGAATATTTTAGATGCATTACATGTGGTGCAGACTTAGAACAATTTGTTAATGGTAAAATAAGCTATATACCAAAACTAGAAAAAGCAACACTACAATCTGTAGTTGACGGATACTTCGGCGATGGCAAAAAAGACTAGGTTTGGTGTAAATACATACGTAGAAAGGTCAAGACCCAAGATTGGTAGACATAAAAAACGTATGAATAAATCTGAAAAACGTAGCTATAAAAAATACCGAGGACAAGGTCGTTGACAAACGTCAAATAATATCCTATATTATATTGGTGCTGGGCATCACCATTAATAACTGCCCACAACATACAGGAGAAACAAATGGATAAAATGTTAGAAAAATCAAATGTTCTAGCTCAACTGTTAACTATATCAGACACAAAACTTTTTCTTCAAGAAAAAGAAATTAAGTTGAGAGAAAAATTAGAAACATTAAATGATGAAATGGAAAAGGAGAAAGAAAATGTTTAGTGCATTAAAAACAATCGCAGCTGAGTTAAAAAGAGCTAACGATTTAAAACAAAGAGACATTGAGAACAAGGAGAAATGTAATTGGTATTATCAAATGACTTACCATCCAACCACTTCAGTTCCCGTAACTCATCAATCTATAGGTGATAATCCATTTGTTGCGCAGAACACAGGCACTGGTCAATCTATGACTGGTAATCCATCTGTTGAATATAAGTAATGAAAGAGAAAGTAATAACAATAAAACCAAAAGGCATATCACAGAAACAATGGTCTAATCTGTTGTTAGAATTAAACCTTGTAAAAAAAGCGTGGAGACCGTATGGTGTTGATATACAAATAAGTGCACCAGGTTTAAAAAATATTTTAAAGTGGGGCACAAAATCTTACGATGCAAAAGAGTAAAGGTGTTTATGGCAAAGACGCTGATAATATTAGTTTTATTATTTGACGGAACTCTCGTTCAAGAAAGATACGAACTGACAAGAGAGATGCCAATACACGAGTGTTTGAAGTATGGCGACGATCATAGAGAAGCTATTGCAGAATATAAAGAATTTGATGATAATCTTAAAAATGGATGGTATTTAAAAGATGGGCGTGGAACTGTTCAAGGCCATATGTGTGAGTAGTCTTCTGCTCTCACCCGCTATAATTTTACTTTGGATGTGGAATCAAGAAACACCTACTCTAAAGAGGGAAAAACAAGAGTAGGTTAAAGATGGGAAAATTAATCCGTAACATAATTTTACCCTATTGTCAAACAGAGTCGGCAGGTGTGCACGTAAACTTAATATATATCTGATGTTTGTTAACTTCTTTTGGACCAAGTTCTTTCATTTTCAACATAGCTTCCTCGTAACCTGCCATCATACAATCATAAGTAGATGTAAAAGGCGTAGGCCACGGGTATGGGTCCAAGCAAACTGATTGTGTATAACTACACATTATTAACGTTAACAAAATTTTCATTGACAATCCTACAATTTATCCTATATTAACCCACAATATGAAAGGAACTAATCATGACAGATATGAGTAAATATAAAAATGTTTCTTTAACGAAAGAAACATACAGGGTTTTAGAAGCGTTATCAAAGGTATTATTGCCCGATGCAAAACTATCCGTATCCAAAACTATTGAAGCAATAGCAAACGAGAAAGCAAAAAAGTATAATGGGAAAATTAAAACCAAATAACTTAAAGAAAAAAATTTGTGACAATTGTCATGGCAACGGGTACGTAAGAGTTGCTGTGGGGAACACGTCAATTGATTTTAGAGACAACAGTCAGGTACACCAGTGTTGGGTGTGTGACTCGGAGGGGGAAGTATATGAAGAAAGGACTGATCTTATTGATGACAATCCTTTTTCTAACAAGTTGCACTAAGTTAGAGTTTGATAGCTTTGACCCTGCAACATCAACATTTAAATGGATTATATCGAATGAAAGAAACTGATGCAGCATATATAGCAGGATTGTTTGATGGCGAGGGTAGCGTAGATTTTAAAAGACGGAAAGAAAGAAGAGGAAAGTACATAACAAATGCAATGCAAATAACAATGCGTATTGAAATGACAAACCAATCTATATTAAGATGGGTTCAAGAAACATTGAAAGTAGGCACGGTTAGAAAAAGAAATAGATCACCAAGTGTCAAAGCACACTGGAAAGATAGATGGACGTATACGCTAAGATTTAGACAAGCATATAAAGTTGCTTGTTTGATATGGCCCTATGCTCATGTTAAGTTAGATAAAATACAACAAATAATAGATCATTATGATGGTAAAGTATTTGATAATAAAGTAGTGGATCTTGAATCTTATAAAAGGTTAATGAATTTAGAATGAAAGTAAAAGAAAAAGATTACGAAGATATATATGACTGTATTGTAACTGGTCAAGTGCCACCAGATGTGATTAACGATTACTTCCAAGATAAAAATTTTCACAGATATTATATATTAAGATCTAAGCAAAGCGCCGAGGAAAGAGAATACTTAGAAGAATTGAAGGAGAAACTATGAGAAATAAAATATTTGAATATAATCCTAACACCGATGTCATACGTTGGAGATACGAGGATGAATCACACGATGACTTTGGCTGGCCTAACTATGGTCGTATATTAAAGACTAAAAAAGAAAATTGGTCTAAGGGTTATAATAAATGGAAGAAGAGTTTAAAGAAATGACTGTAGAGTATGGAATAGGTATGCTGGGGTATAACTTAATCTGTTTAATTATAGGTCTATTGATAGCTTATTATGTGATAAATAATCATGATGGAAGATAAAGATTTAGAAGAGTATAATAATATTGGTAAACCGATAAAGTGGAGTAGTAAATACTCCTATGTCACTGGTACACGGCACGATGACCACGGATCACGGACCTATGATGTAAATGGTTCTAGACTTCCTAGTGTAACTACGATATTAGGCGCTACCAAAGATCAACAATTTTTAAAAAACTGGAAGGCCAAAGTTGGAGAAAAAGAAGCAGACAGAATCAAAAATTTATCTAGTAAACGGGGCACTAGTATGCACAAATTCATCGAACACTATGTACAAGGAACTGGTTACGATGATCTTACGGGGCTCGGACAAGAGGCGAAAGCCATGGCCAAAAAAATTATTGATGTGGGTCTTACACCAGTTGAAGAAATATACGGCTCGGAAGTCACGTTGTATTACCCTGGGCTTTACGCTGGGTCTACTGACTTGGTTTGCAATCACAATGGTATGGAAAGTATTGTAGACTTCAAGCAAGCGAATCGAGCAAAGAGAGAAGAGTGGATTGATGACTATAAACTGCAGATAGCAGCATACGCCATGGCCCATGACTATGTACATAATTCTAAGATTGAACAAGGTGTAATAATGATATGTACTCCTGACCTATATTATCAAGAGTTCAAGGTTTCTGGGGCTGATTTACGATCATGGAAGCACAAGTTTCTCAAACGATTAGATATGTATCACGAGTTAAAGTTTGACGAAAAAGAGGCGGTCGACATAGATTTGCCACAATTAGAGAAGGAGATGAAAAATGAACGATAAAATGTTTATAGCTCTGATGAAAAGATATGAAGCCGACATAGAGGATGCAATCTACAGAATAGATGCAATCAACGAACACAACTTAATCATTCCAGAGCATACAGATATCTTGGGTGAGGTTGACAAAATGTTACAAAAGATTTCAAACGCAGAAGATAGATTGGCAGCATTGAGGCGACATTATGGCCAAAAGAAGGCAAATTAATTTACATAAGGGATCTAAAAAGTTTAAAAAATTTTTACAAAAAAAGTAAGGAGTAAAAAGTGTCTTTTTGTCGTTTTGGTCTAGAAGTGTTGATTTTATTGACTTTAGGGTAGACAAATTAGGTGACAAATCATGTTTAGGTAGACAAATTATTTTGTCACTATACAGAAAGGCCTTCCGCGAAACGTTTCAATTTTGTCTCTGTAACTTAAAACTTTCTAGATCCCTTATAGAAAGCTGATATAAGGGGGTATGCCTAGGAAAAGAAGAAAAGCTATTGCCTCTATAACTCCCGATATACCTTATCCGAAAGTCCGAGTGGAGTGGATCGATTGCGTGAGCGATTCGGGCTGGGCTACTGAAAAAGAGTTTGATAAAATGAAACTAGCACGTCCCGTTAATGAAGGTTGGTTGTATTCTAAAGATAAAAAATCAATTAAGTTGTTTGCTTCTTACGATCGAGAAGACGATGGTAGTTTTACTTTTGGGGATCGGACGATGATTCCTCGTCAGTGGGTGAAGAAGATTCAGAAGATTTAATTTTATCTGGAGCCGCAATTAAAGCGTAATCCTCTTCTGTTTGTTTAATCTCTCTGTCTAATTCTTCTTTGGTCATATCTTCAAGTTTTCCAGTTTTAATTAAAGATCTATTTATGTACAATCCTTCAACCTGACCCCTAGATTTTTCAGCGTTGTGAGCGGCAGACATATTACCTTTTTTAATAGCTAATTCTTTAATTCTGTCTAACTGTGCTAGGTGATTTAACTTAGTAACTTTGTGTTTTTCCAACATTTCCTCTTCTAAATGTTCTATGTACTTAACGACTGAAGGGTGTATTCTAGGGTTTGTAAGCTCATACCCACTACGATTATTTCTATTAGAGCTGTATCCCGCCATTTTTGCAGCCTCTGATTTACTCAAGGGTTTGCCTGTTTCAGGATCCCCGTATACAAGAAGTTGTGCAAACTTTCTTTGCATTGATGTCAATGATCTTTTTATCGCCATAATTGACAATTTAAAATAACTATCCTATAAAGTCAATAATGTTTGTTAAACATCTACAGGAATACTTAGATCAATTCACTGATGGTAAAAAGGGCAATGCCGTATCCAATGCTACTATTTATATGCAAGTGGGTGGACATCTGGAAGAGGTTAGAAGAATTGAAGTGCAAGAGTCAAATATAATTGGACAAAGCGCTGTGCGTGTTGTATTAAAACCCACGAGATCAAAGTTAATTATCGCGCCTAAGACACCAGAATAGACGTCCCTAGTTATTTTGAAACCTGAGAAAAAATTATATGAAAAACTTAAAAGGATATCTAAGGATATCATCTGGACTAGAATTGAAAACCAAAGCTTATTTGGGACTCCTGATTTATTGGGCTATAATATTAATAGCACCTTTTTCACAGTAGAACTTAAAGTTGCAAGTGGCAACAAAGCCCGCTTGTCCCCTCATCAAATTTCATTTCATATCCTACATCCCAAAAACTCTTTCGTGCTTGTGGAGTGGAAGAGTAAACACCTGTTGTTTGAGGGCAAGCAAACGCTTGCGCTTGTAGATTCTTCGTTGTCATCGCTTGATCCTATTGTTGATTCGCTTGAAGATTGTGTGAAGTATTTGTCTAAACTTTAACCTAAACTATCTACATCTTGACAGGCATTGTCAATACACGCTTCAGTATCCCACATATCGCAATAGTCACTCCATATAATTTTATTGTCTTTATCAAAAACACTATATGCGTGAGTTCCTAAAACTTCATTTAAATCTGATCTGTTAAAATGTTTTTCAAAGTCCTCATCTGTAATAGGTATTTTTACATTTGGCTTTTGCTCGTACACTTCTATTCTGTGATTTTTATATTTTTCGGTGTGTATTATTTTCATTGTTTATCCTTTTGTTTTCTATTCCAAATATTTTTGTAATGAAAATTTATGCTAGTAATGTTATCATCACTTGTTTGTAAATGTTCATCATAATCGACTGGACATTTTTCTAACCAAGTTTGAAAGCTATCTAAAACTTTTTCTTGCCTACGCTCATACGCCTGCGCTTTATTCTTACTATCTCGATAGTCGTGTCCGTCATCTCGTTGTGTCATAGCTTATCCCTTCTGTTTATTAATCGTGAGTATGTTCTATATCTAATTCAATTAATTCTTGACTTCCGTAAATCATATCACGCATTGTTTCCATATATACTTTGCCATTTCTTAATTGAAATAATTGATCCAACCATAATTGAGTACCATCTTTATTGTCAGATGTAGCCTCTGATTTAACCCTATCTTCTGCCATTTGTATTTGATCTTCTAATACACTTACTACAATCATATATTTTTGTGTCATTGACATTTTAGACATTAAAATATCTGCTTTTCTTTGCTCTTCTTTTTCATACTCCGTATGTGTTTGATGAGAAAAATCTCTTTGATCTTCATCAAAAAATCTTGAGTGTGCTATATTAATTAATTTATTTTTTATCCATTTTTTCATATTATCCCTTCTGCTCGCTCGCTTGTCGCTTGAGCTTGTCGCTTGTTAGTTTTAAATATGGCGTTGCCTTGGATACCACCCTCTCGATTGGATACGATCTAGCCACGGTGTAAAGTTTATTAGGCTTTAACTTTATATTATTTTTCCAAACGCCATATATTCGCACAAAATTAAACATCTTGCACAAATCCTGTTTGATCTTTTAACGCCCGCCCTTTAGCATATAAACCAACTATTATATTTTTTGGGTCGTTAAATCTTAAATCCGATTTATCCCCGTTAAAAACTCTATAATTTAAAAATCTTTTTGGAAGTTTTTTTGATCTAAAAACCGCGCTTATATTTCCGCCACGTTTCAATATGTCAAGCGCTTGAGACTTGTTATCCTCATTTAAACTATAAGTTAAATGATAATTTTTCGGATATTCTTTTTTTACATACTTTAAAGCTCGCTTGTAGATTTTGGTGTAATCATAAAATTTTACTTTAGGAAATTCATTATATAAGCCGTGAATATTCCAATCAATATCGCTTGTCCCGTTTAATCTTATAGCGGGTTTAAACCCGTTTTTTTTACATCTTAAAATATGTCTTTTTATTTCTATTCTTAGTTGATTTAAAAAACTCTCACGCTCTATAAAATACCATTTTGTTTTATTAATACGCCCTTGCTGAACTGAATTCATTTGACCCCGTCCAGCCGTATTTAAACAACTTGCCATACAACCCGCACTAGCCATAGGACAAACATTGAAACCGCTTGTCCGTTGTGGAGCTAAATATAGAATTGCGGTCATATATTTATATTTTTGACCTTTTATGGTTTTAGCGTTGTTGTCTATGTTTAATAACTTTTTAGATTTATATAATTTCATACTTTCTTTTTAAGGGTCTATTAATCTAGACTGTACAGTCGTGTCTAGACATTGACTAATAGACCCACTTTTAAGGACAATAAATTAAACAATTAATTGTCAATATCCTATATAATCCCTATTGACTATATTGTCAATAGTGATATAAAAAAAATATAAAGACATAAACAATAAATGAAAGTGAGGACATAATGAGTAAAACAAGTTATCCGACTAAGTACCAAATCACTAAATTGGAAAAAAGGGTAGATGAGGAATTAGACCCTATTATTAATTTAGCTGAATTGGAATTAAAAGCGGTCTTAGCTGATGAAACTGAAGTTGCTATGACTTATTTGGCTAAAAAAATAAAAGCTGATAAGGTTATAAACAACTTACAAAAAGCCTTAGAGCAATTAGAAATTGCTCAGCGTCAAGCCGTGTCTTTTTTCGGCAAAGTTAAGGACGTTAAGTTAAAAGAGAAATTATCTCATAAATTTAATAAAAAAGACAGAGATAATTATTATACAAGTTCTTATGATAAGGGGATAATGCCTGAGGACTGTCGCGACCAACTTAGAGAATGGGCGGAAGTTCTAGCCCAACAAAAAGTTGAGAATAAACCTGAGGGCAAAAAGTTAAAAGAGCTTAAACTGTATAAAAAAGCGTCATTGCATAAAATTTGGGAATGTGGCGTTCCTGAGCAATTAAGCAATAAATTGACTGAGATTTTATCTGGCGTCAATATTATATGGGATAAGTCCAAACAACTTAAATTGCAAAATAAAAATCTAAATTAACACTTGACACTATAAGGGATATTATAATAATATCCCTTATATAAAGATATAAACAAACAAATGAAAGTGAGGACAACATGACCGACTTATTTATGGACGTATTAAAACCAATGCAAGAAAATCAATTATCTAGTTCAAGGTATGGGCGCTTAGGAGCTTTAAAAGATTTGTTGATGGAATTAAAAACAATGAAGGATAATCTTGATTTTACAAGCTATATTAAGATTAAAACATTAATTGAAGGTTCTATTAATAAGGTTAAACAGGATATAAAAAACAATGAGAAATTTCCTGACCCTTACTTAGATAAGATGTAATATGATATTTGACTTAACATTAATTATAGGCGGTTATTTAATATGTTATCTAATATTCAACCTAAAAAAGATATAAAAAAACCCCGTAAGAAAAAAGATAATAGCAAAAAAACTGATTATTTTTCTAATTGCCGTTGTTGTGG